TGGTATTGACGCTTCGGCGGCAGGTAACTCGTGGTGGGACAACCAGCGTATCAACGCTGCCGGTGGACTTACCCTAGACTTGATGACACAGGCGGTTAACACCGTTACTGTGGCTGGTGGAGATACCTCCGCCGCAATCGCGTCTCCGGGTGTCCAGCGTTCGCTGTTTAACCTGCTTCAGCCGCAGGTGAGGTATGTCGAGCCGACGACTCTCCACGGAGGGTTCAAGACGCTTGACTACTTCGGCCAGCCGTTCATTGCCGACAGGCAGGCTCCCTTCGGGAAGATTTTCTTCCTTGAGGAAAAGAGCCTGATTATGTTCGACACTGGCGATTGGGCGTGGCTCGATGAGGATGGCAACATCCTTAAGTGGGTTATCGGTTTCGACGCTTGGGAGGCTGTGCTTTCCAAGTATCTGAACCTCGGCGCTAAGCGGCGCAATACGTCGCTGGTCATGTACGGACTGACGGACGATCCTAACGGTATCTAATCCGTCCTAGTGGAGGGGGCTTCGGCCCCCTCTGCTATACAAGGAGTCTTATGTCACAGATTTGGGTGCCTCCTTCTCACCGACATCGCGGTGCTATTGAGGCGCGTAAAGCTGCCCAGGAGTACGACGCGAACTTGGACTTTGGGTTCAACGAGGAAACGCAACAGTGGTGTGTCTACCTGAAGCAGGGGACTATGGCTGCTAGCGAGAAGAAGGACTTCCCGATCCTGGGCTTTAGAGATATTCCCGCCCCCGATGAGGTCAAGCGTAGGCTCTACCAGTCGGACGCATTCCGGCGTGGGCTAGAGATTATGGACGACCTCCAGAGGCACAACGACGACCTGACGACCTACGACCACTCTGATGCAGACGGTCAGACGGCAGAGGCGTTTGCCTGGGGCTTTGAAAAGATGGGGCATCCTAATGCCCCCACACGAATTTTCGTCCCAGGAGATAAGTAATGGCACAGGATTTCTTTAACCCTATCGACGCTTTCAAGAGCGGCGAAGGTGCTGTCATGAAGAAGAAGCGGCAGCTGGTTAAGTATATCGCAAATAAGCAAGCACGGGTCGGCAAGAACGCTCCAGTTCGCGGAACCCGGCAGTACCCGAAGGGATAACTATGTTCTATCCAGGTGACCCCACAGAGCAGCGGAAGCGTGCGCTTATCGCCAAGCTCGCCGGTAGAGGGCAGGGTGGAGCGGGCGGCGGTAGTGGAGTTGCTCGCGCTCCTGGCTTCTTCGGCAAGGGGATCGGTTTCTCTGGTATGCCGGGCAATTCAGCGTTCGGCCATGCGCAGGGTAACCAGGCATTCGCAGGCGGTGGCGGTCTCGCGGGCGCACTAAGCGCATATGGTGGCGGGGACGAACAGGTGCAACAGACACAACAGCAGTTCCAGCCGCAGAGTCCATATGTTGACCCCAATCCGGTACAACATCTTCAGAGTCCGATTTCTGGCCTTAATGCAGGGCCTCAGACGGCGTATATGGGCGGCGCACTTGCTACCGGATTTAATACCGGCACCCAGACCGCACAGATTAGTCCGATAATTAAGCAGTTGCTTGCAGGTTACGGACAACAGCAGCCGCAGATGCCTGCTGGCTATGGGAGGTCGTACTACTAAATGGATGTTTCCGAGATTCTAACCGAATTGACAGACCACGGCTTCGAGGACACTTCAACCGAGCGAAAGCTGGCGAAGGTTAACGATGCGCTGTGGGACATTGAATCTCGTGAACCGTGGCCTTTTCTGGAAAAGACGGCCACACTGAACTTCAGTGGTTCCTCCCCATCCCCCACGAACCTTCCATCGGACTTCAAGGCGGTAATGTGGCTTTATGACATCACTAATGGTATTACTCTGTGGCCTGAGCGCCTCAGCACTATACGTGACGCTTATGGCAATACGCTTGCCCAAGTCTCAGACCCGGCGAACTATTACTTCGTCGGCAGCGACTTGCGACTGTACCCTATGCCGCCTAGTTCGACAGGAAGATTCCAGCTAGATTACGTTGCGACTCAGGCGGAAGTAATAGACACCACGCTAGAGGCAGCCATCCTGCTACCCAAAAGGCACCATGATGCAATTGTGCTTGGTGCGCTCTGGCGTCTTTACAAGATGGAGGATGACCCGGAAAACGGGAACATGTTCCAGATCGACTACGAGAACAAGATTCAGCAGATGCGTGAGGACTTGTTCCGGCAGCAGTACCAAAGGGCTGACCGCATCTTCGTCATTGATGAAGATGATACCTACGACTACTAAGGAGAACTATGGCAACGTTGGAAGCACAGACGTTCGATGGACTCCCTAGTGGGATGAACCTGGCTATCCCTCAGCATGAGCTTGAGGACACAGAGGCCAGGTACATTCAGGATGCCCTTCTAGACTATCCTGGGCTTGTGCGTAGGCGCGGCCCGGTTAAGCCTGCCATCGGCTTCCCGACCTTCACCAAGAAGGGCTGCGGGATGGTCGGCACTATTACACCGGCAGGCGCTTATCGTATTGGGCTGTTTGATGGAGACTCCGGGGCCGGTAGGTTCCAGATGCTCTCTGATGACTTTGCTTCGGCAACAGCATTCACCTGGGCACACAACCTGGCGAACGCTCCGTACCCTATTGTGGATGCGAAGCCTGCCCTCCTGGGCGGGGCTGCTCTGGGCACCAGCACACAGTATAACTCAGCCACCCCCTCACAGGCATTCGCATTCTGGCGCGGGGGCAACAAAGCGGACTACGCTACCGGCACTATCACCCTCACTGTAGGCAGCCGAACGGTTACCGGCTCAGGCACCACTTGGACGACCAACGCTGCCAGTGGTATGTATCTGTTTGCCAACGTCACCGACGCCTCCAGGGGCACCTTCACCGCCACCTACATCGGCGTTGTGAAGTCGGTTGATTCCAACACCCAGATTACCTTGCTGGATGTTTCCCCTTACGCTTCTGCGGCAGGGAGCGTCTACAACCTGACTAGTGTGCGTGGGATGCAGTATCGGATCGTGAAGGGGCGCATCACCACCAACACCGCTAACACCACGGTTACCGGAGCCAATACCAAGTTTGTCTCTCAGGCTATGGCAACCGGCACGTGGAATCTTTATCGTGCCTCTGACTTCGCGTGGGTGGGTAAGGTGGCTACAGTCACCAATGAAATCTCTGTAACCCTAGCAGCTAACTCTGCCCTGGGACTCAACAACGAGAAGTTTATCGCCCTTCGCGGCGACGGTGATTGGGCCATCAGTACGATGGGTTCGGACAACAAGATTGGATTCCTTAATGCCTTCTTCGCAGGACGACAGTGGTACGCCAATAACGGACGTGCCCTTGTTCGTACTTCCCGTGTATGGTTTTCCGATACAGGTGACCCGGAGGGACTCGATCTTGCTCCGTTCGACGGAGACTTCTTCGACGTGTCCTCCAGTGTGGGCACCGATACACCGATCAAGGCCCTCGTCCCTGCATATAACGGTCTCGTTGTAATCAAAGAGAATGAGACCTATGTCATCAGCGGTTCCTCTCCGACCACGTTCTCAGTAAAAAAGATTCAGGACGACGGCACGCTGTCCGGCATGTCTGCACAGGCGTATGGTGGTGGGGTTATCTGGGCCGGGGTGGATGGTATCTACTTTTACGACGGTATCTCGGTGAGTAACCTGGCTGCCGACAAGCTCGGAGACTACTACAAGAACGCGGTTCGCAACCAAAATCCTGCCACGTATCGCATGTGGGGGATGATTGTCCGTGGGCACTATATGCTATTCATCGAGAATATCAGTCCGAACGTGGGTGTCATCAAGGGCACTCTCTCGTACACGCCTACGGCAATGACCATTGTTGTCAACCTGGAGACTAAAGCGTTCTCGCTGTTCACCAATCTCGCTTTTCGTGGGTATCTGGAAACTCCAGCGGATACTGGCAAGCAGAATCTCTACATGGTAAATGACAACTCCAAGGCGAACATCTGCCAGGGCTTCGACCTGTTCGATGTGGACGCTAATGACAGCATCCTATGCGACCTTGGAGGTACAGCGGGACTCTACCGCTATGGAGTAACCGCTGTCGGATCGGGGACGACTATCAATGGAGTTGCAGACACCAAATACTTCAGTAAAATTACTGTCTCAGCACGGGCTGCAATCCGCTCGATTTCAGTTTATTCTGTGGGACAGGGTGGAGGTTCAGGTGGATGCAATGTTCGTGCTGGTATATATTCCGATGTTGCAGGGGTTCCTACTTCGCTTCTCGGATCTACTGCTGTGGTTGCCCTTAACCAAGCAGACGGAGGCGCTTTTCGACAATACAACTTCGCTACTCCGGTTGAGCTTGCCCCTGGAGACTACTGGATTGGAACCCAAGTCGAGACCAGTTCTCGTATCTCCTTCTACAGAGGGGCAACCGCTAGTGCGCTCCAGTCTGCATCGGATGCTTATGCAGACGGACTCGCAGCCGGATTCGCTTCTCCTTCCAACAACAACGGGCCGCTAGTCGCATTCGCAGAAGTGCTGACCGTGGGGCCGGACTTCTATATCGAGAGTAAGAAGTTCACCGAGGGCGACTCGATGCACAAGAAGTTGTTCAAGCAGCTTGCTCTGAACTACATTGTGCAAGGGGATACCCTCCGCATTGACACCGTGCCCGGATTGCAGAACATCGGAAAGACTTCGACGGCTGCCTATCCTACAACGGTGTATACCTGGGATCAGTTGATTTCCCTGGTCGGTACGTGGGACAACCTTGCCCTACTGTTCCCAACCTGGGACACGCTGACCCTGGCTAACTTCAAGCCTAAGAGGATCAAGTTCCTCAAACGGTCACAGATGCTCAGCTTTAGGCTCTGGCAGAATAGTCCGGCGGTGTCGAAGGCACAGCTTGGCCCCTTCCAGATTTCCTACAAGTGGCAGAGACTCGGAAGGATCTAATGGCCGAGGACACTATTGGTGAGTGGACTGTAGAGAAGCTAGTGCGTTTCCTACAGTCTGCTCTTGAAGAAAACCCCCCGTCGAGAATCCCTACGGTTGTATGTGACACTTTGACGGTGCAGGGACAGGCAACAATGCTAGACCAGATTCAGTTTACGCAGGCGCAGACGGGCGTTGGAGCCGCCGGTTCCGCAACCGCGCTCCCTGCAAACCCCACGGGCTACATCCGTATTCTAGACTTCACGGGCCAGCCCTTCGTAATCCCATATTACAAAGCGAGTTAGGAGGCGACAATGGCACAGGACGCTACCGGCACCCCAACATCATTGGGCATTCCGAAGTATAACACCGCTGTTGACGCCCCCTCCGGTAAGGGATTTAACGCAGCAATGGACGCTCTTGACACCCTTCTAGTTGCTAGAGTTGCCTCCACCTTGGTCGATGCCAAAGGCGATCTGCTTGCAGGAACAGCAGACAACACGCTTGCTCGGCTCGCGGTGGGAGCGGATAACGCTTTTCTACGGGCGGA